GACGCAAGGGTTTACGGCGACGCATGGGTTTCCGGCAACGCAAGGGTTTACGGCGACGCATGGGTTTCCGGCAACGCAAGGGTTTACGGCGACGCAAGGGTTTACGGCGACGCAGATTATGCATTAGTACAGGGCTTCGGAACAGAATTCCGCTGCACAACTTTTTATAGTGGCAAAAATAAAAAAATAATGGTTAATTGCGGGTGTTTCCATGGAGACTTGGAAGGATTTAGAAAACAGGTAAAAGAAACACGAAACGGAAAAATAGCAAAAGAATACCTAATGATTGCTGATTTAATGGAATATCATTTCACAAGCGAGGATTCTAGCAATGAATAGCGTACTACAAACAAAAAAAGAGTGCTTCTTCTGCAAAACAACCCAAAATTTACATAGGCATCATGTCTTATATGGCAGTAGCAACAGAAAACAAGCCGAAAAGTATGGTTTTACAGTTTATTTGTGTTTGAATCACCATACCAACGGTGGCGAGGCAGTACACCGCAATCCCAACGGACCGCTAGACAGGTACCTCAAGGAGCTGGCGCAGAAGTACTGGGAGGAGAACAACGGAACGAGGGAAGAATTTATCAAAACATTTGGGAGGAATTACCTGTGAACAAATTTAAAAATAAAAAGATTTTTACGACAGCCGGAAAGTTTGACAGTAAAAAAGAAATGCATCGCTATTTAGAACTGGCGGCGATGCAAGAAGCGGGGAAAATTACAGGATTAGAGCGACAGGCTAGATACATCCTTATAGGCAGCCAGAAACGAGAGGATGGCACTACAGAACGCCCCGTATCATATACAGCAGATTTCCGCTACACAGACAAAGAGGGAAAGATTGTTGTTGAGGACGTAAAATCCCCGCGCACAAGAAAAAATCCGGAATACATCATCAAGAGAAAACTGATGCTTGAACGGTATGGCATCACGATCAGGGAGGTGGCGTAATGAAAAAAACAGGAGACTCAGAAGCAAGAAAAGCGGCGAAAATACTCAAGAAGTACTGCAACGAGCATAAATATTGCCGAAATTGCCTTTTTGCGGTAGGAAAGGAGGGCGCGGCTTGCCTACTAGTAAATAAATTGCCGTTTGACTGGGTAAGATATTAAAGCTGGACACCCTCCGGGGTTAAGGATAGATACACATTACAGAAACACGTTAACGGTTCCATGAGGAGTTATATGCCATTGATTCCTCCGGATTTATTCCGGAGGGGAAAGGAAAGAAAATGAAAGTAGAAGAAATGCAAAACAGTGAAGTGGAAGACTATTTGTTAGAACATTTAGAAATAGGCACATTGTTTGGTAAATTAACAGAAACGGCGGATGAATTGTCCAAAGCCGCAACGATGCGTGCGACAATTATGGGATTTAACCCAACCCCAGCGGAAGTGTTAAAAGCAGAGGCTGCTTTACGTAAAAATATGGCAGAAGTTATATTGATTTGTGAAATACTAGCCTGCAACACAGACGCGTGGGACGATGTTAAAGACACACAAGAAGAAATAGCGAGAAAATGGGTTGAGTTAATGATGAAGGAGGAAGAGAAATAAAAATGCCATACGGGCTGAAAGACGAAGATTTTGCTAAAATACAAAACAAAATAGCGAAAAAACTATATGAAATACCAAGCCTTGACCGAGCTGCATTCTTGGTGGAATGCACAGAGCAGGAACTAAGGGAAGCAATGAGCGAACTACGCAAAACACCCAAATCAAAAGGGAAAATTGAAGCCGTAGAAAGGGAGTTGAGAAACAGAGGAAACAAAAACAAAAAAACAAAGTTTTTCCCAAACGACTTGGAGGAAAAGAGATTTGCGGGGGAATGGACGAAAGTGTGTGGAAGAATAAGGGGGAATGAAAGATGTTAGAGGACAAAGAAATTATGCTTATCCAGAACGAAGATGGAACATTTAGCGAATATGATGATAGCAATGACATTACTATTAGCTGCGAAAATGAAAAACAATGCGAGGAAGTGGTGGAACTACTGAAAAGACAGCTCAAACCAGTAAAACCGATTATCTTAGATGCATTAAATGGAGACATTGATTATGAATGTCCCTTGTGTGGAAGGCAAGTAATGGCGGATGCAGAAAGCAGGAATAAATACTGCGGCGAATGTGGCTGTAAATTTGATTGGAGCGAAATTGATACATGATCGGAGGCGTAAATGGACAGCAGCGCAACAAAAACAGACACCTACATGAGCATATCAGAAAAATTCATGCAAGGTAATATAAGCGAGGACGAATTTGTGGAGCAGTATAACCGATTGGTTGAGCAGGAAGCTGAAAAACACGCAGAACCGTTTGAACCACATGAGCATATTTAAGAGGAGAGAAAATGAAGTTTATTGATTTTTTTGCCGGAATCGGAGGGTTCCGCAGAGGCATGGAATTAGCGGGGCATGAATGTGTCGGGTTTTGCGAATTCGATAAATTTGCAACCGCAAGTTACACATCAATGCATCTGCTTACTCAGGAACAAAGAGAATTTTTTGAGCAAAATGCCGTTGAAACAGCGACAAAAAGAAATACTAAAGGAGGAATACAGGAATGGAGAGTGGTACGCAAATGACATTAGAAGAGTATATGCCGGAGACATTCCAAAAGCAGATTGCTGGTGTTTCGGATTCCCATGTCAAGACGTCTCCGTTGCAGGAAAGCAACTTGGGTTTCAAGGAAACCGTTCAAGCTTGTTTTTCAGAGTTATGTACCTTATCGGACAACTCGAAGAAGAAAATAGACCCACTTACCTTTTCATTGAGAACGTTAAGAATTTGATTAGTGTTAATGGAGGATGGGATTTCGCCAGACTGCTCATTGAAATGGAGCAGAGGGGGTATGATGCAGAATGGCAGGTGCTCAACTCCAAAGATTTCGGAGTGCCACAAAACCGGGAAAGGTGCTTCATTATCGGACATCTTAGAGGAAGAAGTACCGCAAAAGTATTTCCTGTCGAAAGAGCAGACAGAGAAGATAGTATTCAAATAATAGGTCACAGGGACGGTTACAGAAGAAATACGCAGGTATTTGCACAAGATGGAATCACAGAAGCATTAAGCACTTGTCAAGGCGGCGGAAGGGAACACCATGTTGCTTTACCATGCTTCATTGACTTGTGTCGTGAAGGCTCGAAGATGACGGGGCAGGCACGATGCCTGAAGACAAGATATTATAAAGTAGTATCGAACCATGCAGGGCAAGATAGCGGAATCGCGATCGGAGTCAAAGAAGCAACAAAACAAGGTTATGCAGAATGCAGAGCGGGAATTGACAGCGTGAACTTCTCAATGCCAAACAGCAAGACAAGAAGAAGAAGAGTCGGACAAGAAATCGCCAACACGCTCGACACGAGTTGCAATCAGGGAATCTTCGTCCAGGTATCGGAAGAACTGGTTGTATATGCGGTCTGGTATGAAAAATATCAATGTTACATAGCAATCAGAAGACTAACGCCGTTAGAATGCTTTAGGCTGCAAGGTTGGACAGATGACTATTTTGAAAAAGCAGAGTTTGTTAATTCTGATAGTCAATTATATAAGCAAGCAGGAAACGGCGTAACTGTAAATGTAATAAGAGCTATTGCAGAAAAATTAGGCGAAAGAGATGGATACACGAAATCACGAACATTGCAAAGGCAAAACGGCGCATGAGCATATATGAAAGGAGCAAAAAGATGAAACAGCTTAGTCTCGAAGATATCAATCTTGATATGATTCCGATTAATGTACTGCAAGATGTTGATAAGCGAATAGCTGACTGGAGAGCGGCCGGAGGCAAAGACTCCGATGCATACATCCAGAATCAGTTAAGATATTTAAAACGAGTCGAGTTGATGGCAAACAACGCCACGGATACGCTCACATATTTTTAAACAGGAGGAAATAACAAGTTTATTTGTAAAGCGAAAAAACGTATAGAAGCATGAAGACAAGAAAGGAAAAAAGAAATGAGTATATTTAAAAGGAGGAAGAAAGATGTTAACTGCTGTATATGATACAAGGCGTTCTACCGACGTAATGGAAATTCAGAAGGACGCTCAATATTTGAAAGAAGAAATGACTGGTTGTATATACAGGCACTTCAAAGGAGAATTATATATCGTAACGGACGTTGTAGTAAATTCCGAGTCTCTTGAGATAGAAGTAATATACAAAGACTTTACACCTTCCCAACTTACATGGAGTAGAGATTTAAAACAATTTTTTTCGGGAGTCAATACAACAAAGTACCCTGACGCGCTACAAAGAGTGAGGTTTAAAAAAGTTGGAAGAAACGGGGAGATAGAACGATGAGCAATCCTAAGCATGATTGGTACGGACACGCAGTAAAGCAGGTAAAAAAATACCCAGACAAACTGATTGCAGAAAATACAGCCCAGTCAGCCCTATGGATGTACGCTATTAACAAGGCGATAAAACAGACAGAGGGTATGGACAACGGTGAGGACAGAATGAAAGCTGTACAGCTGGTGTATTTTGAGGATAGATACACGATAGCAGGGGCGGCGGATAAGCTTGGATATGCAGAAATGACTATACGCAGATGGCTTAGTGCTTTCGCCAATTTGGCTGGGAAATATGCGGGATATTAGAGAGGGAGAATTATCTCCCTCTCTTTTTTATGTTTGTCTAACATGGCTTAAAAAATGTCGTACAATACACTTGTACGGACGAGTACTGGTAACTTTTTGTGAGAAATAACCTCCTCATCTTTTTGTGGTAAAAGTGTAAACTCTCATCCGCGTAAAAGAGAGTACGCAAGACACCTATCCCACGGTGCCTTGCGTTCCATACAGGTTGCGGGTCTACAAGTGTTTAGGGACCAGCCACTTATTAGTCTTACCCAGGCGGCTGTTAAGGTGCAATTCCTTATACTTGTATCTAGTTGCGCTATGCAACTGGTGTAAACGATTTTTTTCATATTTTCTTTCCTTTCATATAACCCCGTAAACAATCCATTACGGGGTTATGGTTGTATTTAGGAGGTGACCCCAAAATGGGATAAGTAAATACCAGGAGTGGCTGACCCAAGAAGGGTTGCTTAAGCTAGAGGGATGGGCACGAGATGGATGCACAGACAAAGAGATTGCGGCGAACATCGGCATTAACCCAGATACCTTGTATACATGGAAGAAAAAATTTCCAATTTTAGCCGATACCTTAAAAAAGGGAAAAGATGTTGTGGACAGGCAAGTGGAAAAAAGCCTGTTACAACGAGCGTTAGGGTACAGCTACGAGGAGACGAGCGAAAAGTACGAAGGCGGAGTAATGACGGAGCGAAAAGTAACAAAGAAGCACGTTGCGCCGGACACAACAGCACAGATATTTTGGTTGAAGAACAGGAAACCAGAACAATGGCGTGATAAGCCGCAGTCAGAGAGTGCAAGTGACAAAGCACTGGCGAAAGCTATTGAAATCCTTGGGGGTGTCGATAGTGCCATTGACTAGCAAGCAGGCAGAATACCTGCAAGGCTGTAATCATCGTTGGAACGTAAAGACCGGAGCAACAGGCTCCGGGAAATCTTTTGTTGACTACACAGTTGTAATTCCTCAACGTCTGACACACCTAAAAGGATTAGGGCTGGCTGTGATGCTGGGAAACACCAGAGGCACGCTACAGCGAAACATACTTGACCCTATGCGAGAGATATGGGGCGAGGAGCTAGTTGGCGAGATACGGAGCGACAACACAGTACAGCTATTTGGCAAAAAGGTATATGCACTAGGTGCTGACAACAAGAAGCACGTTGCAAGGATACAGGGGGCAACAATCGAGTACGCCTATGGCGATGAGGTGACGACGTGGAACCAAGAAGTTTTCGAGATGTTAAAATCTCGTCTCAGAACGTCGCACAGTCATTTTGATGGGACGTGCAACCCGGCGGGACCGAAACACTGGTTCAAAGGCTTTCTGGATTCCGATGCAGATATATTCCAGCAGGCGTACAACATACACGATGGCTGCCTGCCTCCGGCGGTAGTGGATGAGTTAATAAAAGAGTACTCCGGGACACACAGGTACCAACGCTACATACTAGGCAACTGGGCGGTGGCAGAAGGTCTTGTGTACGATATGTTTTCGGAGACAAGACACGTTTGCAAAGCAGAGACTAGCGGAGAGATAATTGTTAGCTCCGACTTTGGTATGCAGAACGCTACCGTATTCCTCGTCTGGCAGAAAAGAGTAGATACCGGTAACTGGCATTGCATAAAAGAGTACTACTATTCAGGCAGAGAGAACAACCGCATGAAGTCAGTCAGTGAGCTAGTAAAAGGACTAGAGGACACGCTAAACGGGCAGAAAGATGATTTAGTCATTGTTGACCCATCCGCTGCCGCTCTCATTGTGGAGCTACGCAGTAGAGGGCATAAGGTCAAAAAGGCGGATAACACTGTTAACGATGGGATAGCGGATGTTGAGACGATGTTGACACAAGACAAATTATCGTTTGACCCGTCTTGCACACACACGATCGAGGAATTTGGCATCTATGCATGGGACCCAACAGCGGCTGACAAAGGCAGGGATGCAGTTATAAAACAGTCAGACCACGCAATGGATGCTATCAGGTATCTTGTAAAAACATTAAAACTCGTCAAGCGCAGCCGAACAAAACAATACAAATCAATTCTAGGGTGATAACAATGTATCTATCATATCAAGATTTTGTTGCCGCAAAAGACAAAGGGCAATTTATAAATCAGTTTATAAAATTCCACGAGAGTACGGGAGCATACAAAGAGGCGTTAAAGGCGGACAAGTATGACGCGCAGGAAAATGAGACTATCTTGCAATTCCAGCGTGTTTATTACACCTTGCTAGGTCAAAAAAAGATAGATAATTTTTCGTCTAACGCACGGATATGCTCTAATTTCTTTCACAAATTAAATACACAGCGTTGTTCGTACAGTCTAGGAAACGGCGTCTTTTTTAATGACATGAGTGTCAAGGATAAACTGGGCAAAAAGTTTGACACAAGAATTAAAGAGGCAGCATACGATGCGTTAATTCATGGTCAGTCCTTTTTGTTCTGGAATGTGGACCACGTGCACGAATTTCCCCTCACACAGTTCGCCCCAATGTGGGACGAGGACACAGGAGCATTGATGGCAGGCATAAGATTCTGGCAGCTGGACGAGCAGAAACCGTTTAAGGTTGTGCTATACGAAATAGATGGCTATACAACCTACAGTGCAGAAAGCAAATTTGGAGAATTGAAAGAGACCGCTCCCAAGCGGGCATACAGACAAAGAGTCGAGGTTGCTAATAATTTGGAACCCGAAATCATCGGGGAAGAAAATTATAGCAGTCTACCTATTGTGCCGATGTTTGGCAACAAAAGACATATAAGCACCCTGAGGGGAATGCAGTCAAAGATTGATGCCTACGATGCGGTACAAAGTGGTTTTGCTAATGATTTAGACGACTGTGCACAGATGTATTGGCTCATTTCCAACGCTGACGGTATGACGGATGACGAGCTGGCAGAGTTTAGGGACCGGCTCAAGTTTCAGCACATCGCAAAGGCTGAGGAAGGGCAGGTACAGGCATACACACAAGAGCCGCCGTATACCGCCAGAAAAGAGTTTCTCACGCAGATGCGGTCAGAAATTTATGAGGACTTCGGGGCGCTGGATGTACACACCATAGCCGCCGGAGCAACAAACGACCATATCGACGCGGCATACCAGCCACTAGACGACAATGCAGATGATTTTGAGTACTTCGTAGGCGATGCGATCGAAAAGATTCTGGAGCTTGCAGGAATTGATGACGAACCGCAATTTAAGCGGAACAGAATCAGTAACGAGAAGGAACGAACAGACATGATTCTTGAGGCAGCAAATTATCTGGATGAAGAAACCATCCTGAAAAAATTACCGTTTGTTGCACCGGAGGAAGTGTCGGACATTTTGAAAAAGCTGGACGAAGAATCATATAACCGCTACACAGAACCACCTGAACCAGATACGCCGGAAGATAACCCGGAAGGGGATGAGTAGTCATGTATCCATCCGACAAGTGGACAGAGCAGGAGTTACAAAAGTTAGAAAAACGGTTAGCAGACGTATATAAGCAGGCTGAAAAAGAGCTTGACAGCAAAGCGAGAAACTATTTTAAACAGTTTTCCAGACGATACGCCAAAGAATATGCGGCATACCAGGCAGGGAAATACAGCAAAAAAGAGTTTGAAGCATGGCTGATGAATCAGTATGGCAGAGGGCAGAGGTGGGAGGCGCTGCGCGAGGATATGGCGCAGAGACTGACGGAATCAAACCAGATTGCCGCAGCGTATATCAACGAAAAGACCCCTCTTGTGATTGCCCTCAATCGCAATTTTGAGGCGTACATGATTAAATCTCTTGTACCTGACAGACAGATAAAAGAGATTGGAGATATTGCATTTAATTTGGTTGACGAACACACAGTTAAGCGGCTGACGGTCAGAAAGCAGAAGATTCTTCCACCGCGTAGGATACTAAAAAGTAAGGACGTGCATTGGAATAAAAAGAAATTGCAAAATGCACTACTGCAAGGAATTTTACAGGGCGACAGCATAAAAAAGCTCGCAGGGCGATTCCAAGACGTTGCAGGTATGAATCATACTGCCGCAATTAGAAACGCCCGCACAGCATTCACAGGAGCGCAGAATGGAGGCAGGCAGGCGGCATACGAGGAAGCCTACCAGATGGGGATTGATGTAGTTAAGCATTGGACAGCGACAAAAGATTTGAGGACACGAGATAGTCACAGAGCGTTAGACGGCGAGGAAGTACCGTTTAACATGGCTTACTCAAACGGTCTTATGTATCCGGGAGACCCAAGCGGAATCCCGGCGGAGGTTTATAACTGTCGATGCACGCAACGAACTGCGCTGCCCGCCGAACTGGCACAACCACGAATGATACGCGTTAAGAATTTGGAAACAGGCAGAAACGAAGTTGTAGAAGACATGACCTATTACGAATGGTTAGCAACGCAAAGGGGGCGAATATAATGGCGGATATTGATGTTGTAAGCCATGTAGACGAAGTAATACTCAAGACCACGATGGCACTTGCAAGAGCATTAGAGCAGGCAGGAGCCGCCGCAGAGGGGCACGCAAAAGACCTTTGCCCGGTCGATACGGGCGCGTTGAGAAATAGCATTACGCATCGGACTGACTTGGAAAATCTCACAGAGATAATAGGAAGTAACGAAGAATATGCCGCCTATGTGGAACTGGGAACTGGCGTGTATTACAAGGGAGGAAGAAAGACCCCGTGGACTTATCAGGACGATAAGGGACAATGGCACATCACAAACGGTCAGAGGGCGCAGCCGTATTTAAAACCGGCGGCGGCAAATTACGCGAAAGAATATACAGCAATTATTGCAAACGAATTAAAAGGAGCGATGGGATAATGGACAGATTGTCTTTACTCGTCAAGGCAAAAGAAACGGCGGAGTATTTTACTGATAAAAAGTTTAAATACTCTCAGGGCGTGGCGAATAGCTGGGCAGGCGCAAAGAAAAAAAAGGTAAGTAATTGTGCATCATATGTTTGCTATTGTCTACAGCAATTAGGCATCCTCAAACCGGGACAACTGTTTTATTGCAACAGGAACGGAACAGTTATCTATAAGGGCGCAGGAACAAAAACGGCTATATCAAAACGATATAGATTGATAAAAGTAAATAAATTACCCCGGGATTATAAAAACAAATTAAAGCCCGGAGACATTTGCTTTTATCGCCTACATACTAACATTTTTGCAGGCGTTAATGACGACAACAAAATGGTGTGGTGGGACGCCGGAAAGGCTAGCACTAACACTAAAAAAGCAGGCGGAACATATAAAAAAATACACAGAGTTATCAATGGAAATCAGAAGATTTTATATGTGCTGAGATGGAAAGTGTGAGAAAATGACACAGAGAAAAATTATTGATGTATCTGCATACAACGGCACGATTGACTGGAAGAAAGTAAAGAAATACGGTTGCGATGGTGCAATTATTAAGATTATCCGCAAGGATTTAGGCAAAGATAAAAAATTTGAGGAGAACTATAAAAAGTGTGAGAAATTGGGTATCCCATGGGGCGTGTATAACTACACATACGCTACTACAGTGGCGAAAGCTAAGTCAGACATGAAACTTGTATGCGACATCCTCGACAAAATTAGTAAGAAACATTTTAAATACGGCGTTTGGTTTGATATTGAGGACAAAGTACAAGCTAAGCTGACAAAAGGCATGATTGCATCAATCATCAACGCGGCACAGACTGTCGTTGAGTCAAGAGGGTATAAATTCGGCGTTTACACTGGCAAATCATACTTTGCGGAGCATATTGACAAAAACAAGGTCAAGTGTAAAAACTGGTGGATTGCACGTTATTACAAAGGCTATAACCGCATGGCATTTAAGGCAACGCCGAAAAAATCTTACAAGCCCGCAAGCGTGTCTAACCTTATGGCGTGGCAGTATACCAGCTCTGGCGTGTTTCCGGACAAGGTTTCAACCGGCAACGGCGGCAAGTTTGATTTAAATATTTTATATCATGACTTCCCGGCGGCGGCACAGAAGGAAGAAACAACGAAAAATGTTAAATACACAGGGGGATTCCCTAAATTGCCGCCACGAGGCTACTACAAGTTTTTAGACGGTATCACGGTATTAAAAGACACACAGAATGAAATTACAAAATTACAGGATTTTCTAAACTGGGCAATCGGAGCGAAATTAAAAACCGATGGCAAGTATGGAGAGAAGACGGAAGACGCGGTAAGAATTTTCCAGTCGCGCTGTAACTTGAAAAACGATGGCAAGTTCGGGACAAATTCCCTTAAGGCCGCGAAAGAATTTAGCAAGTAATCACGAAGTACTGTGATTTACATATAAAGTCATTTAGGGAAAGAAATCCCTCAAAGAAAAGGAGTAAATCAAATGGCATTAACAAGAGCTTTTTTGAAAAGTATGACACTTACAGACGAACAGATTTCCGCAATCATCGAAGAACATTCTGCAACCGTTACGGGTCTCAAGGGTGAGATTAGTAAATACAAAGAGGATGCAGAGAAAGTCCCAGACCTCCAGAAGAAATTGGAGGACTATGAAAAGGACGACTGGAAAGGCAAGTACGAGAAGGAACACGCAGGTTTTGAGAGCTACAAAGCCGAACAGGACAAGAAAGCGTCCTACAATGCGAAAGAAGCCGCATACAAAAAGATGCTTGAGGATTCCGGCGTGTCTAGCAAGGTAATTAACCTTGCATTAAAAGCATCAAAAGAGACTATTGATAATTTAAAAATCGGAACTGACGGCAAACTTGAGAACGCAACAGAGGTAGAAAAAGGCATCAAAGAAGCGTATGCCGATTATATTACAACTGAAAAAACTCAGGGCGCTAACGTATCAAATCCACCGGGAGGAGAACCGGGGAAAATGACCAAGAAAGAAATCATGGAAATTAAAGATGCAGGCGAACGTCAGAAAGCGATTGCGGAAAATCACGAAATTTTTGGATTTTGAAAGGAGTAAACAATGCCAGGAGTAACTACTAGCACTGTATTAAATACAGATAGCACTCTCAAAGCGAGAGAAATTGATTTTGTAACAAGATTTGAAAAAAACTGGGATGCATTAAGAACCATCTTGGGAATCTTTAGACCTATTAGAAAAGAGCCGGGCACTAGCTTAGTAACCTACGAAGCGCAGATGAAAGATGAAGCTTTACAGGGCGGCGCAAGCGTAGGTGAGGGCGAGGCAATCCCTTTTACACAGTTTAAAGTTGTGGAAAGCAAGAGAGAAGATATTGTTGTAGAAAAATACGCTAAATCTTTAACTCTTGAGTCTGTGGCAAAATGGGGCGCAACCGTTGCAATCGAAAAGACAGATGATGCCTTTATGGTTGAGCTGCAGAACAAGGTTTTGAAAGATTTCTACACGTTTTTAAAAACAGGAACATTAAAGGGAACGCAGAAAAAATGGCAGAAAGCACTTGCAATCGCAAAAGGTGCTGTACTCAACAAATTCGCAGGCATGAACAGAAATGTAACCGAAGTCGTAGGATTTGCAAATGTAATGGATTTTTACGACTGGTTAGGTGATAAAGAGATTACTGTGCAGACAATGTTTGGATTGCAGTATATCAAAGACTTCTTTGGTTTCTCTACACTGTTCCTCCTCCCTGACGCCTACATCCCGGCAAAAACTGTTATTGCAACACCTGTAGAAAATATTGACTTGTATTATATTGATCCCGGCGATAGTGATTTTAAAAAACTTGGCCTGGACTACACAACATCTGGCGAAACAAATCTGATTGGATTCCACGCAGGCGGCAACTATACAAATGCCACAGGCGAAACATACGCCATTATGGGCATGAAGTTGTGGGCAGAATACCTTGACGGTGTTTGCGTAGTTACTGTCGGAACTACAGATACCATCCCAGAAGTATCAAGCACCGTTTCGGAAGCAAGTTCGAACGGAAAATAAAAGGGGTTGATTGAGTGCTTTACGAAGTCATGAATCATATTCACAATTTCTTTCCAGTCAAAGGAGCGGCAATCACAGGCAAAATAACAATCGGGGAATTGCTTTTTGACACGCACATAGATGCAACGACAGACACCAAAGATCTACGTTATTCTGACACCGCGATCCGCCTCCCGTTACAGGACGGGCAGTATTATTTGATAAGCGGTTCTATTTTTAATGACGGGGTTTATCAGTATCACAAAGGCAATACTGCCCCGTTACAGGAGGAGACGTTTGACGGCGTAGTGGTTCCACTGGCTATCCCTAAACCGTTTTTATCACTAGTGGACGAAATCAGCGAGTGGCAGGCAAAAAATGGAAATTCAGGAGCGTATCAGTCAGAGTCATTTGGCGGCTATTCGTACAGCAGGGCAACAAATTCTAAAGGCGAGGCTTACACGTGGCAGGATGTATTTAGAGCACGCCTGAACCCATGGAGGAAAATGGCATGAGTTTAATCAATGAATTTTTACAGGATTGCATACTTATGGATAAAAAGCGTACTTCTGACGGCGAGGGTGGATTTATCACCGAGTGGGTCGAGGGCGCTAAAATACAGGCGGCAATAGTCCGAGATACCTCTATGTCTGCCAGAGTGGCGGAAAAAGAGGGTGTAACAGCAACATATACAATTACTACAGCTAAAACAGTAAAGCTGAGCTATCATGATGTATTAAAAACAAAAGACGGAAAAATTTTTAGAGTTACATCAAATGCAGGAGAAAAAGAAACCCCTGCGTCGTCTAATTTAGACATAGCACAGGTCATGGCGGAGAAGTGGGAGTTAACGTCATGACCCCAACGGCGGCACTATATCAATTTTGGTCATCCTTCGGCATAACTGCATATCCGTCTAACAGGGTGCCGGAAGATACCGCTTTCCCTTTTATCACATACGAACCGATTATAGCAAATTGGTGGACAGGTGCGGCCGCCGCTAGCGTCGTAAATGTCTGGTACCACACAGAATCTGAGGCAGTCCCAAATAAAAAGGCGAAAGAAATCAGTGACAGATTGCAAGGAGGAACCACGGTCAAGTGCGATGATGGAATCATTTTTCTGTCGCAAGACCAGCCTTGGACTCCTTTAGTCGATGAAGCTGACTCGTCAATAGTACGCAGATACACAGTAATAACTATGCAATTTATAACTATTTAATGAGGTGAGCAAATGAAGTATACGCAGGTACCTTCTGACCTTTTCAAAAAAATACAGATTAACGCCGGTATTATTGTATCAGCTTTTGAGCCGGAAACGGGTGCCATAACAGCAACTAACATCCTCATGGCAACCAGCGGCGGTTGTAGCTTTAGCGCGGAGCCATCCTTTACGGATTTCGGGGAAGACATTGATAATGTGCCTAAAAACACGATGGAACTCAAGGAAATCGAATCTATCGAAGTAAAATTATCAGGCACAGCCGTTACAATGGATACCGCACAGGCTAAAAGTTTTATGGCGGCGGCAGACGTAGCGGGAAACAAAGTAACACCAAGGGCAGATTTAAAGGCAGAAGATTTTAAGGATATTTGGTGGATTGGCGACTATTCGGACGAAAATTCCGGGGATTCCGCCGGATTTATCGCAATCAAAATTATGAATGCACTCTCAACGGGCGGATTTAAGATTAAATCAGATGATAAATCCAAAGGAAATTTTGATTTCGAATACACAGGACATTACAGCATTAAGAACGCAGAGACAGTACCTTACGAGGTTTATATCAAAACAGGCGAAGCGGCGTAGGAGGTAAAGCATGAAATTATCAGAATTAACAGCAGAACAGGGTTTAGAAGCCATTGCGAACTCCCTCGAACATATCGGTAACATTGCAGACGATGATGATGCGCTCAGCCTGTGCCAGAAGCTTGTACCGCAGGAAGGGGAGAAATATATCAAAGTCTTTGCTAGGGGTGCTAAAACAGCTCCTAGGCTGTTAAAAACACACAAAGATGATGTAATTGGAATCTTAGCAGCGTTTGAATTGCAGAGTGTTGAGGAATACAAGAAAAAGCATAAATTAATGGACATTATCAAAGGCATGGTTGACCTCATCAATGAGCCGGAGGTACGTCAGCTTTTTTTCTCAGCGCCAACAAGCGCAGCAGAAGAACCCTCTGGCGATGCGCAGGAGAATACAGAGGAAGAAGCGTAAAGGGATTCTTGCTGTACGTCAAGGCTAAGATTTTAGACGACACAGAGGAATTAATTTACAAACGATACATGGCCGATGGGCTGAAATATGTAACCGAAAGCATTTCGCAGGCGTTCGGTGGGAAATATCTCTATGTATCATTTTTTGATTTAATTAATAGCGATAAAAAGCAAACAGTAACAAAGACTGGCGAAGAAATAGCCGCGGACGTCATTAAAAAAGCCGGATTGGTGGTGATGAGTGATTGAATGTGATGGAATTGTTTGTCACTCTGGCAATCAAAGACACCGCATATAAGCAGGGGCTGAAAGACGCAGAAGGTAACGCCAGCTCGTCCACATCAAAAATTGGCGGGGCATTTAAAGCGGTCGGGAAAGTAGCTAAAACAGCTATGGTGGCCGGCTCTGCTGCCGCCGTTGCATTTACAAAAACATCAATAGATGCCGGAATGAATTTTGATACTGCAATGTCTCAGGTAGCAGCTACTATGGGAACAACCGTAGACAAAATAGGGAACGTCAAAGCCAAGGCTGAGGAAATGGGGCGCACAACAAAGTACACCGCAACGGAAGCGGCGGAAGGAATGAATATCCTTGCTCAGGCTGGCTTGTCGGCGGATGAGCAGATTAGCGGTATCGGAACGGTACTTAACCTTGCCTCTGCCGGTGCTATGAGTCTGGAAGAATCGGCATCATATACTGCCGGAGCTGTAAAAGGCTTTGGTGACTCGATGAGTAACGCATCTTACTATGCCGATTTGATGGCAAAGGGTGCTACTCTTGCTAATACGGACGTAAGAGGCCTTGGAGAGGCTTTTTCCGGTTCTGCTGCCACAGCGAAAAACTACGGTCAAGCGGCGGACAGTGTCACGCTTTCCTTGCTTCGCTTGGCAGAGCAGAACGTGACAGGCTCCGAGGCATCTACGGCATTAAATAGGGCAATGGCGGACTTATATACTCCGACTGATGATGCATCAAAAGCTTTAGATCAGTTAGATGTATCCGCCTATAAGTTAAACGGCGAGGCAAAAGATTTTAACGACCTCGTAGACGAGCTTAATGGCTCTTTGCAGGGTATGACAGCGGAACAAAAAAACAATGCTCTTGCAACGATTTTTACAACGCAAGGCTTACAGGCGTTTAATAAAATGACCGCATCGAGTGATGCGACTGTGCAAAAATTTTGGAAAGGAATACAGGATTCTTCCGGCTCCGCAGCACAACAGGCGGCTACGCAGTTAGATAATTTGCAGGGCGACATAACCTTGCTATCTAGCGCCACAGAAGGCCTGCAACTTGCTTTTTATAATACCTTTTCGGGTACTATCCGTGGTGCCATCAAAGGTATAACAAGCGAGGTTAGTGGATTAGCTGAGGCGATGGAATCTGGCGGCATAAGCGGCGCCCTTTCCAAACTGGCGCAAGATGCGATTAATTTTAGCGGCCAGTTGCCGGGGCTGACAAAAATCGGCGGCGACCTCATAAACGGTTTAATTTCAAGCGTTACTCAAAATTCTGGCAGTATTACAACTGCTGTCAGCCAACTGTTAAATAATCTTGCCTCTACGATTTCCACAGGGCTAAATGTATTTACATCGGTCGGAGTTAATTTGCTGACGACTATCGCTAACGGCATGACTCAGGGCATCCCGACCTTTTTGGGGCAGGCGTTGCCGATGCTGACACAATTTACAGAGTCATTGAGGAGCAACGCAGGCAAATTGATAAATGCAGGCCTGACACTTATCCAGAATATTGCTCAAGGGCTGATTAATTCTATTCCTGTATTGATTGCATATGTACCTACAATCATAACGAATTTGGCTGGCATTATTAACGATAATGCGCCAAAAATCCTTGCAACAGGAGTAACGATCATAACAAATTTAGCGATTGGCTTAGTTCGCGCGATTCCATTATTAATTGCTAATTTACCGAAGATTATCACAGCAATCGTAAGTGTATTTACAGCGTTTAACTGGTTTTCACTTGGTAAAAACATTGTTACTGGCATAATAAAAGGGGTCAAAAATCTCCCATCGCTCTTAAAGACTGCTGCTAAAAATGCCGTAAACGGATTCAAAGGGGCGTTTAGGGGCAACGGCATATTATCCGCTGTTAAAGGGGCGTTTACTAAGATACCGTCAGCTGTAAAGAGCATCTTTACCAAGGCAGTATCCCTTGTAAAAAGCTTTCCTGGACGATTTAAGAGTGCCTTAAAGTTTAGCTGGTCTCTTCCACACCTGAACTTACCACATTTAAGTGTTTCCGGCGGAAAGGCCCCATTTGGTATTGGCGGAAAGGGATCTCTGCCATCATTCCACATTAGCTGGTATAAAAAGGCTATGGAAAGCCCATATGTATTTTCTGATGCCACCTTATTTGGAGCAGGAGAAGCGGGAGACGAAATGCTATACGGTCGTAGCAGGCTGATGAGTGACATTAGAGAGGCAACACGGGGAACAAAAAACGATGTAACTATTAATGTAACTGTAAACGGTGCAGATAACCCAGAAGAATGGGGAAGAAGGATGGCAAGTGAGCTTAGAAGGCAGGTGAAAATGGCATAATGGCAAAGAAAAAGAAAAAGTCTGCTGCTCCCAGCGGTCTGTCTATATCGAGAGACAATCTAAAATTTACAATATCTTGGAAGATACCGGCAAAAAAATATGAGGATGGGCAGTGGCTGTGGTACCGCCTACATACAAAAAATTCCGGTGCTTCCAAGTGGGATTGGACAAAATGGAAAGAAATAAATGTGGGGAAATCAGCAACTAAAAAAACAGTCGCGCTTGATGCAAAAAATTATTATCCTGCCTCATCAAAATTATTAAATGCGATAGAGTTTAAGGTAAAGGGCAAAACAAAAAGTGATAAAAAGCATACCTATACAGCCGCACATTCCACAAAGACATTTACCATTTATGCACCAAATGCCCCTTCCGTTTCTTATTCTCTTGATGATACTGGCGCAAATAAAGGTACATTTACTTGGAATACCTCATACGAGGCAAATGATGCAAGGCATTTTGCAAGGACGCAGGTACAGACCGCATTAATGACAAACTATAAGGGCGCCATTGCAAACGCTCGCTTTACCAATGCATCCTATACGGGAGCGTCTGGCACATGGGCGATAACAGAGGATGGTTCCCCGACACAAAACAAGACATTTTGCCGTATTGTAAGGGCAAAATCGAGAGGGTGTGCCGGAGATTCCGGTTGGAGCTATGCATACCATTATTACAGCATCCCAGAGCGTCCAAATATACAGAGTACAGGGAGCAAAGAGATAGGCTCCTCTAGCCGCTATGTATGGGCAAACTGGGTGCAGGCATCGCCGCGGGACCGCCCTGTGGATTCCATGGAGCTACAATACGCTATAGATACGCCAGAAAGCGGGGAGAGGTACACTGGCACGTCATGGAGTACGGGGGTAACTGTTGCGTACCATGATTATACAGTGTCAGCAGATTTTAACACAGACGATGGCATAGCAGAAGACCAGATCATGTGGACAAGGGTGCAAAGTACGCACGATAAAAAATATGCATACTCTGAGCCACGAGTAGCGGCGCGAGGGGCTTTGAAATCCCCGTCATTTGATACGGTATCGGCAACAGGAACAACACTTACCATCAATAGCATTGAGCGAAAGACAGAAGTTCCTGACGCCAAAACAGCAATCTGGATGAAAATAGACAACGAGGAAAAAGGCGTTATCGCGATCACTGACAAGGAGGGCACAATCACAGTTACGTGTCCGGACGTTTCCGGCGGCACTGAATACCAGATTGCCCTCAAGAATTTTACCGGAACTTCTACACCTCAAAACGGAGCATCTGGCATCACCTACAAACTTAGCCCCCTCATGCAGTCAGGGTGGATTTACTCAGAGGCAAGAAAAATTGCAGTCCCACCGAAAAATATAACTGCAATGGCGGTAGCATCTGATACCGTAGAATTAACATGGGATTGGTCATGGAAAAACGCAGATGCGGCTACTATATCATGGGCAGACCATGAGGACGCATGGATTAGTACGGACGCCCCAACTACTTATGACGTGGAGGACAGGGAAACAACGTGGCACATCGGGTCCCTGGAATCGGCAAAAACATATTATTTTCGCGTAAGATTGCGGGATACGTCCGGGGATGAGGAAGTGTTATCTCCTTGGTCCGATACGGTTTCCGTATCTCTAAGCGAGACCCCAACGACTCCTACGCTTGCAACAACAGAAAATTATCTTGCCATGGACGATATAGTTATTTGCAGTGTCGGCTACACCGGAAACAGCAAAGCGAGCATAAAAATAGCAGAAGCGATTAACGATGAACCGGTCAAAGGTAACGATGGAAACGTTGTGGTTTTAATGATGTCTTCCGGCATGGAGACATTATCGGAAACGATTGAAAACATTAATAAAATCTATACTGCAAGTGGTCTTTTGAGCAATCTGTGGAATGTAGGAGAAATCCATTATTTAAAAGCAATGGTTACAGCACAGGGAGGCAAGGAAGGGGCATGGTCAGATTCTGTGGCTGTTGAAATTGTTGCAAAACCTGCGATAAACAGCGTGACAACAAATCTTGTTTCGGAATCAACTGCATATAATTCTGGCGATGTTACCACGGAAACGAGCGACCAGACAGTACCAGAATCATCGGAAGGTACAACAAATTATTTAGAGCAGCTACCATTAACAATAGTCCCTTCCTTCGGGGATTCTGCTGGCACAGCAAAAGTAACGATTGTCAGGGACGAGGATTATTATATTCTGCGCCCGGACGGATTAAAGGAACAACATTTTGCCAATGAAATTATTGCTAGTTTTACTGGCAACGAAACAGACAGCTACGCTATTGGCTTAAGCGACCTGATCGGGCAGATGGATGACGGTGCAAGGTACAGCATACAGATTGCATTTACAGATATTTATGACCATGTGGCAGAAAAAAAGATACCGTTTGTTGTACGGTGGAAACATCAGCCGGAAGTACCAACGGCCACTGTAAATACGATTGCAGACAACAAAACAGCGAGTATTGTCGTTGCTAAACCAACTACATATGCTGATGGGGATACATTTGACCTATACCGGATGAGTGTAGACAGAGCGGAATTGATTCTGGAAAATGGGGTTTATGGCCAGAAATATGTTGACCCGTACCCGGCGTTAAATGAGTACGGCGGCATACTGGTTGTAAATAAAACCGCCAACGGTGACTATATAACGTCAGATAGTTCGTTTGCATGGTTATATAGCGATTTTTCCATCGAATATAAAAAGGCAATCATTGATTTTGACGGTGAATCTATCGAAATCCAGTATAACATTGACTGTGATAATTCGTGGGATAAAGATTTTGAGAGGACGGTATACCTTGGGGGCTCTGTGCAAGGCGATTGGAACCCAGCAGTCACTCGTGATTTAAAAATTGATGCAGTAAGTATCTCACTAACAGAACCAACGATGATTGAGCAAATGAGGCGGCTCGCAACGTATCCCGGAATATGCCACGTTAGGACACCGGACGGCTCGTCATTTTCCTGTGATATACAGGTGTCGGAGAAAAAAGACCACGATAACAAAATGCGGACAGATTTCTCACTAACGATTAAAAAAGTGGATTCGGAAGAACTGGATGCTGTGACGGAAGAGCAGTGGAGTGCAGAGCATCCTAGCGAGGTGATGTGATGGATTGGAGCAAAGGATTTTCAGCAAGATATATTTTGACGACAGTTGACCCCAAGACGTGGACAGACCAGCAAGAATTTGAATTTACTGAGGGCAGTATTGACCGAGACAGCACGTCAGATTTAAGAGAATCTGCCTCCGTCACAATGACAGAAAAGATAACAGACAATGAGTGCTGGGTCCGCATTTACCTACAGGCTATACAGGGAGGGTCAGGAGCAAAAGTAGCACTATTTACCGGCTTGACTGCCTTCCCAGAAAGAAAACTTGATGGTGTGAGAGAGACTTACAACATTGACTGCTATTCTGTTCTCAAGCCGGCAGATGATGTAATTCTGCCGCGTGGTTATTATGCACCAGCCGGTAGCGGAGCAAAACAGATTAAAAATCTGCTTAATGATTGCATTCCTGCCCCCGTATATGTCGAGGGAACATCCCCGATTACTACAGAGAATATTGTTGCAGAAGATGGAGAAACAAGGCTCACGATGACGTTACACATATTAGATGCTATTGGATGGAGAATACGAATACTTGGTGATGGAAGTATTGTTATCTGTGCAAATGATAATAATAGCAGTCTTACAGTGGGAATCAACGCAAATGACATCGTGGAGTGCGACGTAACAGACACATTTAATTGGTACGATACACCAAATTGTTTCATGGCGATACACGATGATTACGGAGCGGCTATTGCAAGGGATGATAGTCCAGATAGCTTTTTATCAACGGTAAATCGTGGTAGGGAAGTGTGGAAATCAGAAACAGGCGTCGAATTATCCTCTGGGGAAAACATAGCGGCATACGCCGTTAGAAAACTAAAAGAATTGCAGAATCCTGCCAGAACGATACAGTACAGCCGGCGATTTTTCGAGGACGTTCTTTTAGGAGATGTGGTCTTTCTAAATTATCCGAGACATGGCCTTACTGGAAAATTCAGAATAACATCACAAACCTTGTCGCTTGAACATGGATGCCGGACAAAGGAAGAGGTAGAGAGCATTGAATGATTTCATAAAAGAGATTGCCTCGGCAATGAAAGAAAGCAAAACAAAGCCTTACGACACGGTTGCAAAAGTCCTTCGGGTTGACGAAAAAACAGCATATGTCCACATTGACGGTGGAGCAGATGAAACCCCCGCACAGATGGCGATTAATTGTAAGACAGGTGACACAGTAAAAATCCGTGTCAGCGGCGGAAAAGCATGGTTAACAGGAAACATTACAGCACCACCTACGGATGACTCTGTTGCAATTAAAGCGAATAAGACAGCTACTAAGGTAAAGAAATCCTACGAGAACTTTAAAGATATTACTGAGGAAAACTTTAGCAGTCAGGAAGACAAGATAGCAGAGGCTGCTAAAGTTGCAACCAACTTCATGAAATATATCGAAGGACTTGGATTAGTTGTCGGTGATATGCGAGGAAATACGCTTGGACAGAACGCGTTACTTGACGCAAATGGAATGTGCGTGCGCAACAATAACAGCGAAATTGTACGATTTGGAATTACAGATATTAAAGTAGTGAATGAAGACGGAGACCCTGTTTATAGTGGCGCTGGCTCGGTCGTAAAGTCACAAAACAACATTGTTGTATCAACACAGCAAACAAAAGATGCAGGTAATACTAATGCCGGTGGTAAGGCTGCGCTTGAATTATATTATGATAGTGCAAAAGATAATATGAGTCTCTCGTTATCTGTAAAAAGTGGAACATCCTATACTGATTTGTACGAAAGCATTGGAAATGGGATATATGCTGATAACTCTAATACAAAGATTGTGTCTTCGGACGTAATAAAGTTGGATGCAGGGAGAATATATTTATCCACCTATTTAGGGGCTTGGAGACCATATTTTTGCGCTGGCGATTCGATCAGTGCAACTTTTGGTACTGCTGGATATATTACGAGTTCCGGCAAGGATGTCATTTTTATAATTCCATTATCAAAACCAATAATTGGGAACCCGACGGTAACAGTAACAAGTGTGGAAGGGCTTATGGTCCGACAAAATAATAAGTATTTGTATGGTGGCTCGTCAACAAAATATGTCAAACCTAGCAAATATGCTATACACTCAACGCTTAGTGGAGGCTGCATCCATGTATTTGCAACAATGCCAAATACTACAGATGTTACAAACAATAGTCCTTGCGGCATCTATGCTAATATTAAGATAACATTCTCATAGGAGGAATAATAAAATTGGCTTTAAAAAAAGAAATCCGTCAAAGCGACGGCGTAGTTACTAATTATCACAGAATATTATATATTCAGTCTACAATCAACAGTCATGATTCAATAGCTGTAGTATCTTATGTAGATGAGATTGGTAGAGCTATGGAAAGCAACGGTGACAGACCGTACAGAGCCGCTGTTACATATGAGAAAGAGTATGAAGAGAATATGACTATTGAAGATGCTTATAAGTATCTCAAAACACTTCCAGATTACGAAGATGCAGAGGATATCTGATACAATTTATGCATAAGGAGGCGAAAGTATAATAGCTAGTGGGACAATAATTATTGACGGGCAGACATACCGCAAAGGAGATGTTATACACGATTTAGGTGGCTGGGATTGCATAGATACGGACGGAAGCAAGCGGTATTACTGGGGGAAGTCTTCTGAAGTGGACAAATTACCTCATTATGTTGCAAGTGGTTCGACGGCGTTATGCGTAGACACAGGGGAATTATATGGCTTTTATGCCCCTGATAGCAAGTGGTTTTTACTTTAGGGAGGTGTAGAGCATGAGAAAAAGCGGTTTAACGGGAGATGAGGCGTATATACTCGCAAAACATGGGAAAACAACAGAAGACCTTGGCCCGTTAAAGAAAGAAATTGGTAAGATAAAGGAAGATTTGGGTAATTTATCCAGTTCCAAAATCTCCAAGTTTTACGCAACAAACAATGGGGAGAACCACTTAGCGGATTTCGATGATGGAAAAATAGCGGATATGATGGTGTATGGAAAGAGCGAGCAGAAAAGTACCATGGGGAAGAATTTACTGAAATTATCCGAAGCCAATGCACAAGGAAATGCAAATGGTCTTTCGTCCACAATGAATGCGGATGGAAGTATATCTGTGACGGGTGCTTCAACATCTACTTGGTCAAATATTATAAAAATAAATAATGAATGCCATACTGATAATGCAACGTATACTTTTTCAGTTGACAAAAACTCAGGTATTATAATTGGTTTAAAATTAGGGCGAACTAAATTGGACGATGCTAATTATCAAACACATAGAATTATGCAAAATCAATTAAGTTGCACATTTGAGACAGGTGCAAGTAATGAATACTGTAGTTTATTTTTAGAGGGATTAACAGTAGGAAAATCGTATAATTTCACGATTTATCCTATGCTCGAACTCGGCACCGAAGCCACCGCCTACGAACCATACACCGGCGGTCAACCATCGCCCTCTCCTGACTATCCGCAGGAGATTAAGAGCGTTGTGAATCCGATTGTGAAGGTTTGTGGGAAGAATTTGCTTCCCTTTCCTTATAGCAATACTTCAAAAACCCAAAACGGTGTTACTTTTGATGTACAAAATGATGGGACAATTCATATTTATGGAACCGCAAGTGCTGTTACTTATTTTAACTTTAGCACAAATATCGAATGGGGAAGCGAAGATTTTTCTAATACGAATGAAAAATACAAATTAGTAGGTAACTTGTATTATAACGCTAATAACAAAATTCTTAGTTATGGTGTTTACGAAGGTGTCACATGTGATTTTATTTTGAAACCAATGGTTGTGTTAAATACCGAAACAGACTTAACCTACGAACCATACCATGAACAGACCGCCACTCTCCCTTACGTCCTCAACGCAATCCCTGTAAATTCAGGGGGTAACGTCACAATTGATGGACAGCAGTATGTAAGCGATTATATAGATGTAGAGCGTGGAAAAGTTGTGAGATGTGTTAAGAGAGAACCTTTAAGCAAAAATGGTAGGTTAAGTAGTAGTAGTAGTAGTCCATTCTACACCTACAATCTTCCTAGTGCGAAGCCAAAGACAATTACTGAAGTATTTGTACTATGTAATTTAGCACAGTTTAATTCAATCACGACAAGCAATAGTCAAATTGGAATTTCTAGTGATGGCTCTAATAGCCTAAGAATGAGATTGGACGGATACGCAACATTAGAACAATATACTAGATTAAGCGCAGAAATAATATACGAGCTTGCTACACCAATAGAAGAAGATTTAACATCCGAGCAAATCCAATCCTTGCAAGCGCTCAAGACCAAGCATCCCGTAACCAACATATTCATCACATCCGACCAACTAGACGGCTGCACTACATTCAATTACCCTATCTCAATGGCTAACGGTTGGAACTACGTGAAGAAGCAACTAAGCGACAACCGTGACTACATCTATGACATGGATACCACGTCCGCAGAAGCTTACGTCAACAGCGAATATGCAGTAGCATTAACAGAATTGGAGGTATGATTGTGTTATACAGAACATTATTAAAACTTAAAGAAAGAAACGGTCTGACAGACGATTTAAAGAATAAGATTGATATTTTCTTCGCAACGGGCAGGATTACAGAGGAACAGTACAATGAGCTGATGGATGTTAATAGGGAAGAAGAACCGAAAGCGGAAACTAATTAACTAAAGAGGGCATTTAATTAATTCATAAAAACAAAAGAAAAATAATTTTTAAGGAGGAATGGAGATGGTAGATATTATGTTACCTTTAATAACTTGTATTTTTGTAGTTTTTGATTTAGCTAGCGGTGGAGTAGCCGCCTGTGCCAACCACGAGTGGAAATCCTCAGAAATGAGAAAAGGATTGTATCATAAATTTGGCTCCATTATGCTTGTGGTGCTTGCGTACCTTATTGACTACGCCCAGAAATATGTAGACTTAGGCTTTCAGGTGCCTATTGCTGCAGGAGTTTGTGTTTACATCATTTTGATGGAGCTAGGCTCTATTGTGGAGAATATCGGCAAAATTAACCCTGATTTACTCCCAGACAAGGTTAGAGCGATTTTGGGACTGGACAAAATGAAATAAATTTACGTAATTTTTGCGTGTTGAGGTGATACAGTGAACAGAAGTTTGATAAAAAAACTCTGGAAATTAGGCGATAAACAATTTATTGATTACGCCTTGTCGTGCGCCCGCTTAACTTTACGGGAGCGCGAAACTGTACAGTACTTGCTTTTTGATGGATTAACGCAGGAGCAAGCCGCCGAGAAAATGGATATAAGCACAAGAGGATTACAAGGGCTGTGGAGTTGTGCTGTGGAAAAAATTTTGTTAGTTCCCGGCACGATCCCGTACATAAACAGCCTTTAAGAAACTAAAGATAACTAAAAATCATGCGAGAAATAAGCGCGTTGCCTTCGTGGTGGCACGCTTATTTTTTTGCGATAATAAAACTATAAGGAGGGCAAAAAAATGTATCAATATTGGAATCCTAACCCAGCGGCGGCAAAAGTGGGAGATTGCACCGTGCGCGCTATCTCAAAAGCTACAAAGCAAACGTGGGAAGAAACATATATACAACTTGCCCTGTACGGCTTAATGTTGTCAGATATGCCCTCAGCTAATGCAGTGTGGGGTGCATACCTCAAAGATAAGGGGTTTAATCGCTACATAATCCCCGATGAGTACATGACTTGCACTGTATCGGAATTTGCAAACAGCCACCCGGAAGGGGCTTATATATTAGCACTGTCAGGGCACGTTATAGCGGTAATTGACGGCAATTACTACGATACGTGGGACAGCGGAGCAATGACACCAATATATTACTGGAGGGAAGGAGGAAAATAAATGTTCGGTTATCCACAGTATCCACAACAGTATCCACAGTACGCACAATATCCACAACCGGATTATCTTGACCAACTAAATCGACTAAAACAACAGCAGTCACCACCACAACAAATGCAACAGCAGACCAACCCCGATGAGCGGATTTGGGTGCAGGGGCAGGGCGCGGCGGAGGCGTATTTAGTAGCACCAAACTCTTTTGTCCGCCTGTGGGACAGCCAGGCACCGATTTTTTACGAAAAAAGAGCAGACCAGACGGGCAGACCGTTTTTAGAGGTGTTTGAATACAAGCGCAAAGGCACAGATTCGCCCACAGCGGAGCTTTCACAGTCTAGCCAACCAACTAACTACGAGGAACGATTAAATGCCTTAGAAAGGCAAATGGAGACGTTAAGAAGGAGGGTATTGAATGAATCTCAATCCAATGCAGATGATACAGCAGTTTCAGCAGTTCAGACAGCAGTTTCAAGGGGACCCGAAGCAGGAAGTGCAAAACCTGCTAAATAGCGGGCAAATGAGCCAGCAACAGTACAACCAGTTGCAGGGCATGGCAACACAGTTTCAAAACCTTTTAAAGGGTTTTAAATAAATAAAAAGGAGTGATTTCATGGGATTAACAACAGACGGAATGAGTCCGGCAGATTTGGCGGCAGTCACAGGCAACAATAACGGCGCATTTGGCGAGGGTAACGGTGCTTGGTGGATTATCATTCTTTTCCTTTTCATCTTCTGTGGATGGGGAAACGGAAATGGATGGAATAACGGTGGCGGAGGCGCGGCAGATAACTATGTATTAGCTTCTGACTTTGCAACCTTACAGCGCCAGATTGATAGCGGCATTTCCTCCCTTGAGCGCAAGGGTGATGCTATCAACACCGGTATTTGTGACGGATTTTATGCAATGAACACCTCTCTGCTCAACGGATTTGCAGGAACAAATAGCACAATCCAGCAGAACGGCTACGATACACGAAATGCAATCCAGCAGGGACAGATCGCAGATATGCAGAGCTTTAATGCTTTACAGGCACAGTTAGCGCAGTGCTGTTGTGATAACAAACAGGCTATTGCGGGCGTCAACTACAACATGGCAATGAACGCCAATGCATTACAGCAGGAAGTTACAAACGGCTTCTGCCAGACAAACTTTAACAACGCAAACAACACAAGAGACATCATTGACAACCAGAATAACAACGCTAGAGCTATCCTCGATGCCCTCACAGCGCAGAGAATCGAAGCTAAGGACGCTAAGATTGCCGAGCAGAATCAGCAGTTATTTGCGGCACAGTTAGCGGCTTCTCAGGCATCACAGAATGAAACCTTAAAGGCGTATATGCAGGGACAGTTTACTTACTACAACCCTAGACCGGTGCCGGCTTTTCCGGTTTCCGCACCATATCAGTACGGTAACTGTGGGTGCAATACCGGTTGCGGATGCTAAAATTTTATAATTAGCAGCTTCCTGCGTTGACGGGATTGTTCGGCTTGTGCCGATGATGCTTATAGCGGCGGGGCAATCGTTCCGCCGTTTATTATTAAAAAAGGAGTGATAACGTGGCAGAATTTACTAATAGCAATATCGTAACCGTGGCAGCGGGGCAGAATTTACCGCTCACAGAGACAACCGTAAAGTGCGGTAGCTGTATCGCGCACCGGGAGGGGGCAGGAATTGTGACCCTTAGAGGTCTTACAAATCAGTGTCGTGCACGCTATAAGGTCAGTTTCGGGGCTAATATCGCCATACCCGCCGGTGGAACTGTGACACCTATTTCTATTGCCCTGGCAATCGCCGGAGAACCATTAAATAGTGCGACAGCAATCGTAACACCTGCAGCCGTAGGCGAATATTTTAATGTATTTACGGCGGCATTTATTGACGTGCCGCGCGGATGTTGCATAACAATCGCAGTCGAAAATACATCTACGCAGGCAATTAGTATAGCCAATAGCAATTTAATCGCCGAGAGAGTAGCGTAAAGGAGGGCGAAAAATGGAATCATTACACAAATTAAAAAAGATGATGTGCAGAGAGTTAGACGAGATTTCCAACAAAGGCGACATGAGCGCCGGAGATTTGGAAGCAGTCCACAAACTGACAGACACAATTAAAAATATCGACAAAATCATGTATCTGGAAGGCGACAGCGAATATAGTCGTGGCGGCGACTGGGACACGTCAGGAAGATATAGCCGTGGGCGTTATCCTGACATGGATTACGGCGACTACAGCAACGCTCGTAGAGGTCAGCACTATGTGAGGGGGCATTATTCTTACAACGATGCAAAAATGCAGGTAAAAGAAACTATCAAAGACATGATGCACGACAGTAATCTGTCTAGTACAGATCAGGCAGCACTAGGCAGAGCATTAGCAGAATTAGACCGATAAGAGAAAGGGGTGCCGCAATGATTAATATGAGCGAAATTAATGCCGAAATTGCGGCATTAGAGGCAGGAAAAACAACCTACGCCACTTGCGAACGGCTTTCGATTTTATACAATGTACGCAATAATTTAATGAGCAATCAACAACCGAACCAACTATCTTCCAACACATCATACTACTCTTACAGTTCCGAGCCAGATTCTGAATTTAAAGAAATCGCTCGGAACGCAGACTTCGAGCATTTATTACACGTGCTTGACGAACACATGAAAGCCATCGAAGCAATGTACCCACGTGAATATCGGTCAGTTTTGCGAAAAATAAAAGAGGGCGCTTGAAACGTCCTCTTTCTTCTTGTATAATATAATTACTTCTCCTTTATTTCTATCATATTTTGTTATACGGTAACTGACCTTAACCTGGTGGTTTCGGCTAGTTACTGTATAACAAAAACTAAAAAAATATAATATCCTCCACGTAAGTGTCGGGGGATATTTTTATTTCTTTTACAATGCTTTTCCAAAACACTTGCTTGCCTTGTTCGTCTAACTGCATATACATATCTTTCCAACCGTCAGGAAATTTACTTTGTATTTTTTTCTTAGTTTCTAGTTCTTCCGTTGCGGCGGTCTGGGATAGTTCTTTTAGTTCCTTCGATATAGCCTCGTATCTTTCGTCATAGTATTCTTCTGTTATCCTGCCTTTTTCAAACATTTTATTAATTCTTCCCAACTCGCTGGATAATTTTTTCTTTCTCTTTTCCGCATCGTTTCCGCCTGCCTTCACACGACCTTCTGCCCTTAATACATCTAACTGTATTTTTTCTTCGATGTGATTGAGCATATATGTTTCTAATTTTTTTCTGATCGCGTGTAGGTCTTATGCTTTTGTGCGACAGAGTGGGGGCAGTGATATACTTTGTACTTTTTTCCTTTTTTGCCTATTGCACACCCGGAAAGCCTGCAACCGCAAATCGGGCATTTCATCAAGCCGGAGAAAATGTAAATACGCCTCCTGCAATCTGTCCAAGTTTTTTGGCTGGATACTTCGTTGATTTTTTGCGCTTGCTCCTCTGTGATGTACGGCTCACAGTAGTTTTTTACTCCATACATTTCGCCGCGATAAGCTGGGCTAGACATAATCTTAACCAACCTCGTTCTGGTTCTTACAAAACCAGGGTATTTACTTAAAATATAGTCGGCGGTTCCTGCTTTTGAGAAGGTCTGGAAATAGTGCTCAAACATATCCTCAATTATTCCTCGCGTCTTTTCGTCTTTTACAATCTTTTTCCCTTCTATGCGATAACCTACCGGCACTTTTCCGCCAATATATTCCTTGTTGTTCCGTTTAAATCCCATAATAGACCGTATTTTCTCGCTGTCCCTGTCTGCCTCTGCCTGCGCTACGGACAGCATAATATTTACTTTAAATATTCCCTGGCTTGTCTCCGTCTCATAATCCTCCCAGATAGCTCTCCAAGGCACTTTACACGCGTCAAGGACACTTTGTACCTCATAATACCCTGCAACGGCTCTAAACCACCTGTCAAGGCGTGTGAAGAGTATTATGTCAATCTTACATTGCTTGCAATCCTCAAGTAACTGCAAAAGAGCAGGGCGTTTTGTGTATTTTTTACGTGCAGATATGCCGGCATCGTTATAAACGCCGGCAACCATATAGCCATGCTCCTCGCAATATTTTTCAAGTGCGTCTATCTGCGAATCAACAGACAGACCGCTGTTCTTCTGCTCTTGCGTGCTTACTCGCACGTACAAAGCGGCTCTTTTCATTTATTTCCCTTCCTGCCTTCGTACCTCCGGGGCGGGTGCTGCTAATTATAGCTGCTAAGTCTATCTATTAGCTTTTTTCTGAGACTTTCGTATTTCTCGGTTATTTCTTTGTATCTCCTCTCTTGATTTACTCACATTATACACGATAATGACTATTATGTCGAGGTAAAAATACACGAAAATATATTATTTTTTATACTCCACGATGTCACACACTTGGCAGTCCAATTTCTCGCACAAATACATAATTGTATCTATGTTCACGTTTCTATCGTGCCGCAACTTATTGACCAGTGCCGGAGAAAGATTGAAACTTTCCTTATCTAATAGGTTGGAACGCTTTAACCCTCTACGTTCTAACGTGTCCCATAAATTACTATATGAGATACTACCTTTATATATGTTGCTTCTTTTTCTTGCTCGTGTTTCCATTTTGAAACCTCCTTTAATCGTTATAAATATATAGTACATTATTTTGAAATAAATATCAAGAAAAAAATAATATATTTTCATGTATTTTTCTCTTGACATAATAGTCATTATCGTGTATAATCGAATTAAATCAAGAGAGGAGATACAAAGAAATGAAAAAATACAATTTATCAAAAATCATGAAAAGAGCGTGGGAATTAGTTAAAAAGGCAGGTCTTTGCATCTCCGAAGGATTAAAATTAGCATGGAAGGAAGCGAAGAACATGGAAGAAACAATGGAGGAAAAGCTTATCCGCCTTGGCTATAAGGTGTGGGAGAAGGGCGACATGAAACGCATCTATATTAATGACTTTCAGAAATATTTGGAAGTCGAAGAAACTAATACGCCAGCAGCAATGGGACGTGGAAGAATCATTAATGGCATCTGCACAGATGAATACAAAAGCTTTGCACAGCGTCAAGCATTAAACCTTGTTGACTGGGGATTTGGAGCTAAATTGTATTACGACTGCAAAAAAGAAGACTGGTTTTGTAAGAATCCGGGAGGAAGTTTAATTAAAAAAATCCTCTGGACAGTTGCTGATAAAATAGAATCTTTATAATAAATACACGACCGGCGGCGGAATCCGCCGGAGAAAGAAGGAAACATGACAACGAAAGAGAGAGAAGAGTACATAGAATTTATGTACAATTACAAAAATGAATATAACTGTGAAAATTGCCCGGAAAACAGAGGCGATTTTCCACATGACAAATTACCTTGCGGACAACAAAATTGCTGGGTAACCTGCCACTGTAAGGAGATGTAAATATTATTACCGCCCCGGAGGTTACGAGGGCAGAGGAGAGCAATATGCAAGAATTAAAATTTAATAAAAGAAGAAAATTAGACAGATTCTTAGCCACCTTGCCTAAAGACATGGTTTTTAAGTCGAACAATGAGTTTCGAATAAAAATGCCAAACGGATACATTAGTATTGGATATTATTACCATACTTATTATGCATTTGGGGGACATCGGTATTCTGAATACAATACCATACAAGAAAATATAGATAAGGCAAAAGAACTCATTGACAAATACGGAGAAAAGAAGTAATATATAGACATGGTTTTAATAGTTACATTTTGGGATGTGAATGTTAGCTTAGTTTTGAAAACCAAAAATATTAATAGTTCCATTTTGGAAAGATAAAGCACTTGTTTCGACGGGTGCTTTTTATTGTTTTGAGAAAAAAAGAAAAGAGGGAAGAACTGATTCTTCCCTCTTGTTCGTTGTCCTGTTAGTGGACTAATTATTTTAAATTAATAGTTATCTTCTTGTCTGTCCAGAACGAAGCACTATATTCTAAAATCACTTTCTTTGCGTCTTTTGGTACCTCGTAGTATGCTGTAAAGCTCACGTTCTTTCCTGGAGATAAATTAGTGTTAACAAAATCACTGTTTCCTATGTATTGCTGCTCGCAAGCTGAATTATCTGCATAGCATTCGCAATCAGATACAGATACATATTTGTCACCTTTTTCTGCAATATTTTCACAAGTAAAGTCTACAGCTACATATTCACATCCATCTTTTGGAGTAAAGTACTCTCCACCATCATATCCAAATTCAGCCTTTTTAGCAGTTACTTTTAAACCGTCATTCTCAAAAGATTCACCAACCTTTACGCTGTCTTTCTCTTTTGTTTCTTCTTTTTTAGCAGTTTCTTTCTTAGCCGCTGTTGTTGCGGTGGTACTCTTTGAAGAATCAGTGGAAGAACTGTCATCGTCACCACCACCCATTGCCATGCCTAAAACAGCCAGAACGATGATAATGATAACTACCCATTTCAACTTGCCGCCCTGTTTCTTTCGACAATGAGGACACACTTTAGCTTTTGCGTCAATTTCTTCTTTGCAATGCTTGCAAACTTTAGTTTTTTCTTTGCTCATATTTTCTGCTCCTTTTTTATTATTACCATTTTGCAAATATTAGTAAAATGGTTTGTTGTAAATAATTATATAATAAATAAAATGATTTGTCATTATAAAACTGAATAAATTTGCATATTTTCTTTAACCAAAACATAAAAAATATTATAGCAAAGACTCTTGATAATCCAGAACGAATTTTCTATAATGATAATATAAAGTATCGCTTATATTGAGAAAGGAGTAACAATGGGAGAAGAATACAGAGAGGAAATCATAGCATTGTTAGACAAAATAAAAGATGCAGGCGCATTAGCTTACCTGCATACTTTTATAAAACTTTTTGCGGAGAAGTGGGGATGACCTACTTCTCTGTTTTTCTCGAAAGCATTGATTCAATCATATCCATAACAATTTTCTTATCCCTTTCTTCCAAGAGAGAAAATTTTTCTAAGAATCTAAAATCATCTTTTGCCGCTTCGGGAGTTAATACCTTTTTCTTTGGCACATCAAAACCCATAAGCCACATAGGCTCAACACCTAATACTTTCGCCATCTTGCCGCTACTTATGTTAGACGGTTGATGCGAACCATTTACATACTGGCTGATTGATGACTTACTAACTTTAGATTTTTCTGCTAGTTCTTGCGGTTTTAATTTAGCGTCGGACAATGCTTCTCGTATTCTTTTTGCGGTAACCTCGTGTTTCACAAAATTTCTTCCTCCTTTCTACATATTAATGATAACATAACAAAGTTTAACTTTCAACAAAAAAGTTAAATGATTTTAAACTTTTTTGTTGACATTCTAGTTAAACAGTGTTAAACTATAAATGTCTTCAAAAGAAGGGAGGGTTAAAAGATGCCATATAAATATAATAAATTAAGAGGGCGAATTGTTGAGAAGTTTGGCTCACAAGAAAAATTTGCGGAAACCTTGAAAAAAAGTAATGTTTCCGTATCTAGAAAAATGAATGGAAAAGTCGGTTTTTCTCAAAATGATATGGTTGAATGGGGAAACCTTCTTCACATTCCATTAGAAGAATATGGTGAATTTTTTTTTACTTAAAAGTTTAACGTTGTTTAACTTTTGAGAAAGGAAGGTGACTAGATGAATAATATTCAAATTTTTAAAAATAACGAATTCGGAGAGGTTCGCACATTGGTTGTCGAAGGAGAACCGTGGTTTGTCGGGAAAGATGTGGCTGAATCATTAGGGTACGCCAAAGCCAGAAACGCCATTGCAACCCATGTTGATGGCGAAGATAAAAAGGACGCCCCGATTCAGGGCACCCTTGGCGGCGTACAGGAAATGACTATTATCAATGAGTCAGGCTTGTACTCCTTAATATTCGGAAGCAAATTAGAGTCCGCCAAGCGTTTCAAACGATGGGTTACTTCTGAGGTTCTCCCATCCATCAGAAAGACGGGTGGTTATCAGAAACAGCTATCCCCTCAAGAAATGATGCGTATTCAGTTGGGCATGATAGACGACCACGAAGACCGTATTAAGAGCCTTGAGAGCAACATGGTAATTGACTATGGACAACAGCAAACATTGCGACAGCACGTCAATAAAGCTGTTTTAAATGCATTAGGTGGCAAGGACACAGAAGCATATGCATACATCAGCAAAGTTGTATTCGCAGAGTGTAACAGGGATTTACAAGACAGATTTAAAGTTAATAGCCGGAACAACATCCCTAGAAAACGCTATGAGGAAGCTATTGACTATGTAGACAACTGGGAGCCAAAAACAAACACAAAGTTGAGAATTGACGAGTATAACCGTCAACAGAGATTCGAGGTATAGGAGGTAAAAAATGAGGGCTATGTACAATTTACTGACCATCGTGTCAGTAGCGTTGGTTATCTGGATCTCGTCCAGTTGGGTTGGTGTGGTAACACATACCGCCGGAAAAGATTATAGCAATTATAATTTTTTCGTGATGTTAGGGGGTGAATAAAGAATGAATGAACCTCCAAGAAAAGAGTATGTTATTAGACTACTCTACACCCTTTTAGGACGACAGCAGGGCGTAGAGTATGACAAAGTGTTTTATACCGATAAAGACGGCGTAGAACACGAAGTGAAAAAGGAAGAGCCCTACCATTAAGCTCTTGCCAAATAAAACATAACTAGATTTTACAAAAGACTTGGCAATTTGTCAAGATAGGAGGTAGACATGGCATACATCGTTATTCAAGATTGGATGATATCAGATTTACAGTTAAAAGGAAATGAACTCCTCACATATGCCCTTATTTACGGCTTTTCGCAGGATGGCGAATCAGAATTTAAGGGGTCATTGAAATATATTTCCGAATTTCTTGGCGTGTCAAAAAGAACTGCACAAAGAAGCATTGAAAATCTTGTAGACCGAGGAATAGTTGAAAAGAGAGTAGAGGAGATTAGCGGCGTGAAATTTAACCGTTATATGGCTCATGAAAAAGCTGACACCCCTATAGACAAAATGACCACAGGGTATAGTCAAAATGACCACGGGGGTATAGTCAAAATGACCATGGGGTATAGTCAAAATGACCATGGGGGTATAGTCAAAATGACCACCAATAATACTAATATATATAATACTAATAATAATACTAGTAATAATACTAAAGATAAAGGCGCGCCCGCGAGATACTTTGACGACGAGGAACTAAATAATAAGTTCTTGGAATTTCTTTCCATGCGTAAGAAGATTAGAAAACCAGTCCGAACAGATAGAGCTTTGAAAGCATTACTCAAAAAGTTGCATGAATTATCTGGCGGTGATGTTGGACTGATGAAACAGATTATAGATCAGTCATTGGATAAAGAGTGGCTAGGACTTTTTGAACTGAAAACAGCTAACGACAGCACGAAGAACATCAACGACCGGCTGTACGGAGATATACAGCACTGGGCGGCACAGAAAGAACAGGAGGGAGGCGGAATGTATGACGATTTCGGAGTTTTCTAAAATCGTAGCCGCATTAAAGACCGTTTATACGTCTCCGGGGTTCATTCCCAACGAGCCCACCTTGGATATGTGGTACCGCTTGGTAGGCAAGAACAACGACTACCAGACAATAAGCGTGGCGGCACAGATGTACATGACAACTGGCAAGTTCCCGCCGACACCGGCAGACATTTTGGAGTGTGCCAGTAAGCTCAAGGCAGAAAGCAGCTATTTGAGTGAGCAGGAAGCATGGGCAACAGTGGCAAAGGCGTGCAGTAATGGGATTTACGGTTACAGAGAGGAGTTTAACAAACTGCCCCCTACGTTACAAAAGGCGGTAGGAACGCCGCAGACGCTCCATGACTGGGCGGTAGTAGATTCGGCGGACTTTCAGACGGTCATACAGTCAAATTTCCTTAGGAGCTACAGAGCGGCGTTAGAAAGACAAAAGGAGATAGACAAGTATCCACCGAAACTCCAAAAGATGATACAGGCGGCGGGAGCGATAGAGCAGAAAGAAACAGTACCAGAACTACCCACACTGGGAGAAATAGTTGAGCGATTAGAGCAGGATAATAAAAATTATACCCCGGAACAATGTAGTGGAGCGTTAGGGGATTGGATAGCAGGAAAGAAAGAGAGGATGGGCTATGGATACGATGATTAATGCAACCGGATTTCCGGCGAAAGAATATGACAACGAAGTGACAGGGAAGGGAGTGATCCCGGCGGAAGTCACGATTGCTGTCAAAGACAAAGAGGTAGCACAGGGACTGCTTGAGTTATTTAGACTGGGCGTTGAAAGAAGCAACGATATGAAAAAGATAGAGGCATACGCCAGAGGTTACAATGAACTGAGCAAGGCCATTAAAGAGGCGTGGGGGACAGGAAATGGAACGAGAATTTGACCCGGCTAAAGAATATTTAAAGACGCAGCACCTTGAGGCAGAATATGAGTGCAGAACAGCACATAAAGCAATCAAACGAGGTGCGGCAAGTTACAACGAATATGAGCAGGGATACGAGGAGGAAGAAGAGCAATGACACTATACGAGATTGACAGTGCAATCATGGACTGCGTAGACGAAGAAACAGGAGAAATTATTGACCTCGAAAAACTTGAGGCTCTCAACATTGAGAGAGACAAAAAAGTGGAGGGAATCGCACTGGCGGTGAAGAATTATGCTGCAGAAGCAAAGGCAATCAAAGAGGAGGAAGAAAAGCTTGCGAAACGCCGTAGAAGTTGCGAGAATGCCGCACAGAGGTGCAAGGACTATCTGTCCCATGCTCTTGACGGCGAAAAACTTAAAACGGCAAGAGTAAGTGTATTCTACAAGAGCAGCGAGTCCGTAACCATTGACGACTTAGGCAGCCTGGCAGGGGAATACATCAGGATTCCAGAGCCACAGGCGGACAAGACAGCGATTAAAAAGGCGATTAAAGCCGGGAAAGAGGTCACAGGGGCGCATCTTGAGACCTCAAAGAGCGTGATCGTGAGGTAAGAAAGATGGGAGATGTTTACAAAAAGTTGCAAAGAATTCAGGCAGAATTAAAGGTGCCAAAGAGTAAATACAGTGAGTATGGCGGCTATAGTTACAGGAGCTTAGAGGACATCTATGAGGCAGTAAAGCCTTTATTGGACAGGGAAGGCTTAATATTAGCCGTAAACGACGAAGTTATTATGCTGGGCAACCGATTTTACATAAAGGCGACAGCGATTTTAAAAGACATAGAAAGCGAGGGCAGTTTTCACACTACAGCATACGCCAGGGAGGAGGAAAGCAAAAAAAAGATGGATGCAGCACAAGTTACCGGCTCAGCATCGAGCTACGCGAGAAAATACGCGTTAAATAGCTTGTTTCTTCTGGACGACTCGAAAGACGCGGATACAGACGAATACAAACGCAACGAGGTTGTCACGGAGAAAGAGGCGAAACGACTCTATGATTTGATGCAAAAAAAAGGAATGACGGAAGCCCAGATTAAAGAATGGGCAAGTCAAAGAGGTTTAAAATCATTGTACCAGACGACGCAACAACAATATGCCGAAGCCATGAAGGAATTAGGACTAAAATAGCATGGATTTAACTGGAAAAATAAAAAACTTAGCGGTGGATTATTTTAGCAAAAAGATAACAGTTACCCTGGAAATCAACGAGGCGGAGCGGTTTATAAAGGGCGTGGATGAACTGAAAAAGCTGGAAAAGCTGTCCGTAATAATTAAACCGTTCCGCAAGAAAAGGAGCTTGTCGGCAAACGCTTATTTCCACGTCCTAGTCACCAAAATAGCGGAAAAAGTCGGAACGAGCAAGGCAGAAGCCAAGAATTTGATGATAGGCAGATACGGACAGCCGGAGCTGATAAAAGGGGACATAGCAGTTTTAAAAACCAATGTTCCAACCAACATCATGTACAAAAAAGAGGACATTCACACGGTTGCGATAGGACGGCGGATAGAAAAAGGCAAAGAGGTAGTGTTTTACAGGCTCATGCGAGGTTCACACACCTACGACAGCCGGGAAATGAGTGAGCTAATCAAAGGCACGATACAGGAAGCGGAAGACTTAGGAATTGAAACGCTAACCCCAAGAGAATTGGAACAAATACTAGGAAAATGGAAGCCAAGAAAGGAAGAAGAGAAATGAAAAAATTTGAATTAACAACAGAATTTATCACAAATGCATTTGGAAAAAAGTTATTTAGAATTAAAGCACTGGTTGAATTTGGAGACGTGAAAGCTGGAGAACTTGGAGGATATGTAGAGAAAGAGGGAAATGTATCGCAAGCCGACAACGCATGGGTTTACGGCGACGCAAGGGTTTACGGCGACGCAAGGGTTTACGGCGACGCAAGGGTTTCCGGCAACGCATGGGTTTACGGCAACGCATGGGTTTACGGCAACGCAAGGGTTTACGGCGACGCAAGGGTTTCCGGCAACGCATGGGTTTCCGGCAACGCAAGGGTTTACGGCGACGCAAGGGTTTACGGCAACGCATGGGTTTCCGGCGACGCAAGGGTTTACGGCGACGCAAGGGTTTACGGCGACGCATGGGTTTCCGGCAACGCAAGGGTTTACGGCGACGCAAGGGTTTACGGCGACGCAG